GTCACATACACCACAAGAATCAGGAAGAATATGGCGGCGCATTGTTCGAGTCTTGGAACATCCTCGCACCCGCAGACGCTTGGCACTCTTCCTCTGGCTATGCCAGTTCTCGAAGTATGACATGCGTGATTCTTCACAAAGACTTCGGGGAAGAAGGACGGTTAAAAGTGAACGTGGAGCGGATTAAATGAGCGCATTTGACGAGCAGATAGGCGGCAACCATTACAAGCTGATGATGATTCAACCTACTGAATACATACTGGCCAACAATCTGGGATGGTGTGAAGCAAATGTTGTGAAGTACATTAGCCGGTGGCGTGCTAAGGGTGGGGTCGACGACTTGCGAAAGGTGGTGCATTACACTCAGATCTTGATCGAGCGTGAGTTGAATGAAAAGACGGCCTCAAAGGATGAACCCAAGAAACCGTCTTGGTAGATTACAGTAGGATTGCTCCGATTACATAGCCAAGCAGGAAGGCCACGATCATTGCGCCGCCTGTGTATTTTGGGGTCATTAGTTTTTCTATCATCGTCTCGCCTCTTCCTGTTGTAGTTCATCAAGTAATTTCATGACATCGATCAGCATCATCTTGTCGGCCTCGTCTAATCGGTCTTGGCTGTAAGTCTCTCGCACCTTCTGCAATGTCAGCCACGCTTGCAAGATATCGCTACGGGTTGGCTTCATGGTTATCGGTTCTCCCTGATAATTTTGGTTATGGTTGGTTCGCTCAAGCCTAGAATACGGGAAATGCCTCGCATACTTTTGCCTTGGTCGTGTCGGTCTAACACTGCCGCCACGAGTTCGGCATGGGTCTCAAATGGGCCGGTAGCCCGTGGTCTTCCTCGGTTCATAGATTGCTCCATTGTTGCGCCATAGCATCGGCGATGCCTTGGTAGGTTTTGCTGCGTATCTTCCAGCGGTCAGGTGATGGCCCCAACTTCCAAATCCGTTGCTCCCTGCCCTCGACAATATCGGTGGGTTCGAGTCTTGGTAGATTGTGAAGCCATAGGCCGGTTTTCTTGCACTCGCCATGCCCAAACTGCCACGGCTGGACGTATTGACTAGCCTTGACCGGCAACACTCCTACGGGATTTTCCATGCACACGAACCGCGCAACCGACTTGGCCAGCTCGAACATTTCAAGCGTGTAGTCGATGGCCTCAATCCTTTGGTCGTGTTTGGGTTTGCCTGTGCCGTAGTGGGCATTGCCTGAGACACAGAGCGCAGTACAGGGCGGGTGCATGATAATCAAGTCCCAGTGATAGGCCCACACCTTGCGGTGCTCCATCACCTTTCTAGCGTCCATCCTGATATGCTTAAGGCTGCAATCATCGGCGCGTTGCAGGTCGCATGACCATGCGTTATGCCCTCGGTTCAAGAAAGCATTGCGGACTGTGCCGCTGGATTCGTAAGCGATAAGGACGTTCATCACGCCCCCTCCAAATATGTTCTAGCCGGTTCGCCCATCCTTTGCCCGTTGTGGTAATCGCACTCAATCGGCCCGAGCTTCTGTATCAGATTTTCCCAGCACTCGACGGGATCGGCATTAGATCCCAAGCATTCGACCGCGTGTTCTTCCCAAAAATCAGGCCCATATCGACGGTCACAAATCAGAAACACGGCGGTTTCAATTGCTCGTGCTAGTTGTTCATCTCCAGCAATCTCCGCGCCTTGACCTATTGACGCCATTTTTAATAGTGTGCTCATCGTACGCCCTCGCAGTTTGGTTTCAAGTTGTCATAGTCCGGCCAGTAGCCATGACAGACGTTATATCGGTACTCTTTGGACATGCTGACCTCGTGCTCATAGTCCCAATTTGAGACCCAGAGCAAGGCCGCGACAACTGCCACGGCGATGCAAATTTTTGTAAGGCGGTTCATGCTGTCAACCTCGCATAAAGTGGGCAAATGGCGCCATCGGCCTCTGATAGCAACTGATAGAGATCGGGGTCTTTGTCATCATCAAAGATAACATCACAACCTTGGGCGACGTGTGGCTCGCACCATGAGCCGTCTTCGAGCTGATAATATTGCTCGATATAGTAGCCATGCTGTTGGAAATAGTCCGCCATGATGCTGGTCGGGTATGCGTATGCGATTCTTTTGCGTAAGTTCTTCATGGTTATCCCCTCGGATTGGTTATAGGCTGCGTTTTTAATCTTCCGTCAATCTTTCGTAAACCTCGCGCCAATTGACCTGAGACAATGCTTCAAGAATTATATCTTGTCTAAAGAAAACATCGCTACTTTGGGGTTGGCCCGCTTCCTCTGGAAACATTATTTCGTCAACCATGTCTTTAAGCTCAATACAGGCGTCATACGAATCGCCGCAGCGTTCTAGTATTTCCTGCGCTTGGTTGTAATATTCTTGGGTGTTGACAATGTGCAAAACGATTGTGTCGGTTGCTAAACTCATATGTTACTCCTTGCTGATTGTGTTTATGGTAGATTTTTGATCAGGTATTGAATCCGGCGCGCTTCTTGCCAGAGTGACGCGCACTCATTGGATGTGTAGCGGGTTTGGCCTGATAACTCTAACGCGATAATCTGCGGCGTTAGTTGGCCTAGTTGCTGGTTAAGTTCTAGTTTGTTCATGTGTTACTCCTTGCTGATTTAATGTATAATTTGATACCACGAATGAGAAGATAAGGCATAACACAAAACGTGTCAAATCTTTTTTTAGATCTATTAGTTATATATATAGAATCAAACAGCATATATCGTAAAACATAGGGTGAAACATGCCTGATATGCGTCACAAGCTGGACAAGAAAACGGCCGATCGGCATTTTCCGAATTGGTCTCATGGTGGTAAAGGTGATCATGCCAGGAAGAGTTCAACCGATTCCAGGGCTGCATATTCGGCCAACTGGGATAGAATCTTTGGTAAGGTGAAAGACAATGGCAGCAACTAGAGCACATAAGATCAGAGCGGAACGACAGGAAGCACTGAGAGAGATGCTTTCCAAGAAGTGCACCGTTGAGCAAGTTATTGAGATCTCAAACAAAATCGCTGAACTGGGGGGTGAATTAGACGCTCTAGCAGTGACTAGGCTTAAGGCTGCAGCTGATCTCAAGATGAAGCTGATTAGCAAGTATTTGCCAGATGTTAAGGCTGTAGAGATTAGCGGTGAAGGTGGCGGGGATCTTCAGATAACGGTCTCAGACTTCAAGAACGCTTAACCTGGACATCCATACAGTACTGTACATTTATCCAGGAGAGGGCCGTTTTGCCTGAGATATCGATCCCGAACAATTGGGAACCACGACCGCATCAACTGCCATTCTTTCGGGCCATGGATTCAGGGGCTAAAAGGGCTTGCGTGGTATGGCATAGAAGGGCTGGCAAAGATTCAGCGGCCTTGAACTACACCGCAAAGAGTATGCTTCAACGTAAAGGGTCGTACTGGCATCTATTCCCTCAGGCCAATCAATCCAGAAAGGCTATCTGGAACGGCATTGACGGCGAAGGGAGGCCGATCTTAGAGCAAGTATTCCCTCCGTCTATCCGCAAGCGCACAAGCACCCAAGAAATGCTCATAGAGCTTGTAAATGGCTCCACATGGCAGTTGGCAGGGTCGGACAATTACGACTCCCTTGTAGGCTCTAATCCGGTCGGAGTGGTCTTTTCTGAATGGTCACTATGCGATCCCAATGCATGGGGATATATCAGGCCAATCCTTGCTGAGAACGGTGGATGGGCGGTATTCATATACACGCCACGGGGCAAGAATCACGGGCACAGTCTCTATCAGATGGCCAAGAAGTCCAATGAATGGTTTTGTCAGAATCTAACGGTGAACGACACCAAGCGGGCCGATGGATCACCGGTTATCAGTAGTGACATCATAGACAACGAACGACTCGAAGGGATGGATGAGGCGCTGATCCAACAGGAGTTTTACGGATCATTCGAGGCACAGATTCCAGGCGCTTACTATGCTGACCAACTGACGGCAGCAAAGGAACAGGGACGGGTCGGAAGGCTACCGATAGAGCCATCATTGCAAGTACACACCGCATGGGATCTAGGCATATCCGATGCTATGTCCATCTGGCTATTCCAAGCAATGGGCAAAGAGATAAGGCTCATTGGGTACTATGAGAACACGTCTAAGGGCATGGAGCACTATATACAATGGCTCAACCAATACGCGACGACCAACAACGTGATGTTAGGATCACACCTTGCACCGCACGACATAGAGGTCAGAGAGCTCACCTCAGGCCGTAGCAGGAAGGAAGTAGCCCGAGAGATGGGCATCAACTTTAGGACTGTACAACGACCGAGAACAAAGGCTGAAGGTATACAGGCAGTGCGACGGATGTTCCCTAGATTCTGGATCGATGACGAGAAGGCCGAACACGGGTACAACTGCATAGCATCCTACCATCGGGAATACGACGACAAGCGCCAAGTGTTCCGTGATACACCTGTACACGACTGGGCATCACACGGGGCCGATGCACTACAGACCCTTGCACTAGGATGGCAGGAATCAATGGTGTCAGGACATAGACCACAACCGAGACAGGCTAAGGTGCAGTTTAGTGTCTTCTGATGCTTACATTGTATTCACTAACGACTCAGGCCATTGGTGGTCACCGCTACTGCATCCGTTCATTAAGCACTGTTATCTAATGATGGCAGACCGAGGCCGATGGTTGATCTATGGCAAGTCAATGCACTATGTGGACTTGTTTACTATCGATCGACAAATGGATAAAATCGATGAGGTTATCATTGTCAAAATCGATCGTAAGACCGCGAGGCAATCGTTATTTATGCTCAATACATGCGTAGGACACGTTAAACAGATTCTAGGCATCAACCGACCGTTCATCTGGACACCATACCAGTTGTACAAGTATCTGGAGAAAACAAAATGAAGAAACCAAAGGCACCAAAACCATCAGCTCAAGAAGTAGCAATGGACATCAGGCAGAAACAAGCACTTGATGAGGAAATCGGAGAACAAGAACAACGGTTCAAGGCTCTAGCACGAGGCAAGCTAGGATCTGCATCTTTGTTAGGTGGTGCTCCACGGTCTAGGACTGAGGCCGCTATGGGTGGCAGGGCATCCAAGGGCGCTGCTGCTGGTGCTGGACGATCAATGCTAGGCGGTTTAGCTGGTGCTGGTAGACGTGGGGCTGCTGCTGCGGCTCGTGCTGGATTAATGACTTCGACAATGGGCCGATAACATGAAACTTCCACCCAATCTAGGATCTATGCAGGATCTCAAGACCCGAGAGGCTAGGGCCTTTGATGCTGAGTATTTATGGCACGATCAATTATCGGACGTGTACGAATACTTCCTGCCCCAACGGAACCTGTTCGACAATCAGGATACAGGCCAAAAGAAGATGGAGCGTATCTTTGATTCCACTTCTCTAACGTCTATCCAACAAGGGGCCAGTAAACTACAAGAGAACATTGCACCGATCTGGGCTAGGTGGGCCACGTTCAACCCGTCGAATGAAGTCCTCAAGCTGCTAGAGTCAGGCGACTTCAACGTCAGCGAGCGTCAGATCAGGGAGAACCTAGAAGAACAGGCCGTTATCGTCTTTGATTATATCAACCGGTCTAACTTCGGGACTCAATTCTACGAGGCTGCGCTAGATCTTTTGATCGGCACTGCTACCTTACGGATTGACGAGACCGACGACGAAGATATGCCGATTGTCTTCCATTGTGTGCCACAGAAAGGTATCGCATTTGAGGAAGGCCCTTATGGAAACATTGAGACCCATTGGAGACGGTTCAAGGTCAAGGCCAGATTGCTAGAACGGATGTGGAAAGGGTTCGAACCATCGCCCACCATCCAAGAAATGATCGACAACCAGCCTAATGCAGAGGTTGAACTGTCGGAAGGTGTCATCTTTGACCCCAAAACCAAACGATACTACGGTTGCGTATGGGTTAAGCAAGAAGAACGTCTATCTTGGACAGAAGATTTTGGTGTTTCATCGCCTTGGGTAACGGGCCGGTACACTAAAGTCTCTGGTGAGGTTCGTGGTCGTGGGCCAGCCATGCAAACGCTGCCAGATGTACGGTCATTGAACAAGGCCAAAGAGTTTGTATTGCAGAAAGCCGCTATTGACTTAGCAGGAATGTACACTGCAACGGACGACGGGGTTACTAATCCCTACAATATGGTTATAGCGCCAGGTATTGTGATCCCAGTAGGTTCTAACAACACCAACAACCCGTCTATACAGCGTTTAGACACGTCAAGTAGCCTAGCACTAGCACAATTTGAAATATCAGAACTGCAAAATGCTATCAAACTTGCCATGTTCAACGATCTGAGAGACCCAGCAGGGCCGGTTAGGACTGCAACGGAGATTGCCATCGA